CGCAAAGCCCCGGGAATCCTATTAGGCATTGCCGCCACGCTTTCCGCCGCTTGGATTGTCGCCACAATTCTCACCGCCTGAAACAATTAGATTTTTAATCTTGATTGTCGGCATCTTGTCGTCAATCTCTCCACATAACGAAGCGCGGCCCGCGATGCAGGGCGAACTTCACACCTAAAACGAATCAAACTATGAAAACCACACTTAATACTTCAGATATCGCCCGCGCCCTAAAATCCGACGAAAATGCCAATTGGTCGTGGAACGGGGCAAAAGCCTTGGCCGAATACTTGGAGCAACTTGAGGAGGACACAGGCGAAGAAATGGAATTGGACGTAGTGGCTATTCGCTGCGACTTCTCCGAGTTCGCCAGCTTGCAAGAGTGGGTTTCCGAATATCACGGAGAGCCACAAGCGGACGCTATGTCGTCGTCGGGAATCGACTTGGACGGGGACGAAACAGAGGAGGAGATTGACGATTTGATCCGCTCATACATTCAAGACCACGGCACCCTAATCGAATTCAGCGGCGGAATTATCGTTTCTTGCTTCTAAATACCAACCCTGCAAGGTTCGATCCCTTGCCAATACTTCAAAAATTATGAACCATTCCGTAGAGATCACAAAAGAAGCAGCCTTCGCGCTCATTGGAAACGACGAAGAGACTTGGAGCGATTATCAGGATCACCAGCAAACAGAGCTTAACGAGACGTCATTTTACCTAGCTCATGGCGTGAGAATTGCAGCAATTCACAATTACATTTCCAACGTGACGCAGTATTACATTCAAGACGTAAACGCATAAACTAAACCAAAAACATGACAGACACATGCACACCCGGACCTTTCCCGCTTCATACAGAAACCAATGGCGAACAAATCGCAATTGTAACCAATCAAGGCAATCTTTACGCGAAAACCTTTGATCCGAGCGCGGCGCGCCTGATCGCTGCAGCTCCTGATTTGCTCTTAGCACTTGGTGCAATCGTGAAGCAAGCGGGATTTTCCGCGCTAGCTTTCCCAAATGCACCCGGACGCGGTGACTTGCTGGCAATCGTTCAAATGGCAAGTGCCGCAATCGCAAATGCAACGGGAAGGGGGGAAGGATGAACTTTGCCTGCACACGATGCGGGAGCCGTCAATGGCCCGATCCTGACAGTTCTTGCCCTTTATGCAATGATGGGAGCGATGAACCCAGCGAACGCGAGGAAGGCACTATTGCGGCCCAAGAAAGAGCAATCAGGAGGTTTACAAGCGAAGGATGCGCCAAATCATCCGCCGCCTTATGGTGGAAACGGATTGACAAGCTCACCGACGAGGATTTGACGCCTGACATCATGGCGGAAAGCTTGGCAATCCTTCACGACGATGCCTGTGTTACCGCTTGGCAAGACTTGGAGGTCGCGCCTTCAAGCTCAGCATGGGCGGATGTTTGCGCTATTGCCGGATTTGATATCTGCAAAAACTACAATCAAAAACAATAAACGAAATGGAAACACACAAAACTGAAAACTGTAAGCAATACCGACTAGGGGGCATTGCGCTTTGCGTCACAACTGCAAAATGGCGAAAGAAACGGGTAATTGACATGAAAGAACCCGTCTTATTCATCGGGGGAGCATATGACGTGGTCTCCCCGAAATTTGCAGCTGCCATTTTGAAACAATTCCGCCGGGAATCACCAAGGCAAGGGGGGGCAAAATGATTGCCGATTTCAACCTCCTAGTCGAAGAAACATCTCTTGCTTTCATGGTAGATCCGGAAGACATTCTGGGGCCACGTAGAACAAAGCTTGCGGCACTCGCACGCCATGTCGTGATGGCTCTATGGGCTGATTTCCACCCGTATCAGGATGCGTCAAGCAGATGCAACAGAGGATGTCATTCGACAGCAATGTGGGCGCGTCAAAGGGTGCTTAACATGGCGGAGATTGACGAGTCTTTCGCCGCAATCGTGAGGAGCATTTCCAAGCGGTGCCAGCATAACCCGGAGACCGGAAAAGAACCGGAAATCGAAGAGGAAAAAGAAGTGAAATATTTTTCAGTTTGTGCTTGAACCCGGATGAAGCCCGTATAAAACAAACACGAAACGAAAACATGAGCTACGAAATCACGATTGCATTTAGTAAAAACCATGAAATGACTTGGCCGTGCGACGGCAAGACAAAAGAGGAAGCACAGGCACTAGCTGAAGCCATACGGATCAAATACCCCGAGGCGCAAGTGACAGTAGAAGACAAGGAAAACATATTTGACTAATCACCAGAAAACGAAAACATGACAGACACACCAAAAACAAACGAAGCGATTGTGGCGCATGAACCGCAAAACATGGCATTGGCACAAGTAAGCGCGGAAACTCAGGCGTTTGAACTAATCCAACGCCAAGCCAAGATGCTCGCATCATCCACGCTAGTTCCAAAGGACTTTGCCGGGAACGTGGCGAACTGTGCGATTGCGCTAAACGTGGCAAAGCGGACGCGCCTTGACCCATTGATGGTCACGCAAAATCTTGCAATCATTCACGGACGTCCAAGTTGGAGCGCAACGGCATTGATCGGCATGATTAACGCAAGCGGAAAGTTCTCGCCACTCCGATTTGTCATGGATGACGACGACGCGCCGACTTCCTGCTATGCTATGGCACGGGACCGGGAAAGCGGCGAGGAGCTTAAAGGCGAAAAGATCACGCTTGAAATGGCCAAGAAAGAAGGATGGTCAACCAAGAACGGGAGCAAGTGGCTAACGATGCCGGGGCAGATGCTGCGATACCGTGCCGCGAGCTTCTGGAGCCGTGCATACGCTTCCGACATGAGCTTGGGGATGTATACGCAGGACGAGGTGCGGGACTTCGCAGAACCGCCTCGCAACGTCACTCCTGCCAAGTCAAATCCGTTTATGGAGGAGCCTGTTGAAGCACCCGCTGAAGTCCAAGAACAAGAACAAGAACCCGTGCAACAAATCGAGGTTGAAATAGTAGCGTCTGAAGAACCCGAAAAGAAACAAAAACCCGGCATCGGCAAAATGGACGCGATGTTTGAGGAGATGGCCAAAAACGCATCAGCATAAACAACAAACAAGATAAACGAAATGAGTATTTTTGATGACATCCCTTTAGAAGTTGGGACCACTTACTTTGATAAACGAGTTGAAGAGTTCAACCCGAAGGACCAAAAGTATTTAATCTCTTGTTCTGGGACTGCCCGGAAGCATTATCCAAGATGGCTTTCAAGAGAGCTTGTTGAAAGTCATCACGGACAGTCGCTTATGAGCGGAGTCGAAACACGAGCAGCGTCACCCGGAAACGCTTACAACACCAGATTTTTCAGGTCAAAAGCCTGAACTCAAACAAACGAAACAAACGAAATGAGAGTCACACACACACCATTTAAAACAAGAACCCGTGCAATCGGAAGCGATTTCGAATTGACAATCGCCCTAATCGGCGCGTTAAGAAACCCAAACAAAAGCGCATTCAGCAAACTAGGCAAGATCGCCGCAACCATTACGAAGCTATTCAAATGAAAATCAAACAAGGACTAGGCAAAACGTATTACGAACAAACGGCAACACCTTCAGATCCCAAGGCGGGACCAGTGTCAAAGTCGCTTCTGTGGGATTTCCACAAGTCCCCGTTTAAGTGGCGGCACGGAAGCCAAAGAGAATCATCGAAGGCGATGGAACTAGGGACGCTTATCCACGCCGCAACTCTGGAACCTGAAACATTCGAAGACCTTGTTGTCGTCTCCCCATATCCAGACTTCCGCACAAAAGAGGCAAGGGAGTGGAAGATTGACCAGATGGGACTCGGCAAGATCATCACTTCGGAAGAGGAGTTCGGAAAGATTAAAGAGATTGCAACGGTTGTCCTCGATGACTACCACCTGAACTTCTTGGCGTTCTACAAAACCGAAATGGCGGTCTTCGGCAAGATTGGAGATACGGACATCAAAGGACTGATTGACCTTGTGCCTGATGGCTTGGATTGTCTGGTGGATCTCAAGACAACCTCCAGCTTCGACTCTCTAGATTCCATTCAGCGGACCATCGTGAACCGTGGCTACCACTGGCAGGCGGCACTTTATCTTGACCTGTGGAACGCAGCAAGCGGAGAGAAGCGGACACGGTTTGTCTTCTGCTTCGTGGAAGTGGACGCACCGCATGAAACGGCATGGGTAGAAATATCTGAGAATTTGCTCGACATCGGGAGGGCTGGATATATGAATGCCGTAGCGAAGTGGCAAACTTGCATTGCAACGAACCACTGGCCGAAACAAATTGAAGGAATAGCAATCATCGAAACACCAAAATACATACAACAATGAAACAAACAATTGATATCAGCATCGACGTATCTAAGATCGACAAGACGGCTCTTTACGAGTCTCCGAAGACAGGTAAGAAATACCTCAGCATGTCCGTGCTTATTCGTGAGGATAAAGACCAATATGGGAATGATGGATTCATCGTTCAAAAAATCAGCAAGGATCGGAAGGATGCAGGCGAACGAGGTCCAATTTTAGGCAACTGCAAAATCATGGACTGGGATGCACCTAAGCGAAGTCAACACGGCGAAGCGAAGGCTAACGGGTATGCCCCACAAGCAAACGCTCAGGACGATGACGATTCGGACACCATTCCTTTTTGAGTTAGATAAACCAATAAGCTAAAACAAATGCAATTTGAAATACTAACACCAAAAGAGGCGGGGATTAACGGCTATCTTTCACTAACCACTCCATATCGGCAGTCAAATGAACAAGAAGTCATTTGGATGAAGACCGTCCTGAGAGACATGAGCGGCTGCAATGCGATTCTCATTGACACTGGGAAGGGCTATGAGGTAGCTCGTCACAGGTCGGAACTCAAACTAGCAGGCCAGCAATGAGCGAACTGTTTCCAGAGATGGGCGAGCAGCTTTCCCCAAGGCTAAAATGGCAAGAACAAAAACGAATCAAAACAATGCGAAAAGAAGATGGAAATTGGATTGCATACAAGTCAGAGACTCGTTTTAATCACTCCGACGACACAGAAACCAACGCTGTGATTGGACTCGCTAAGAAACTAAAACTACGTTTATGGAATCAATGAGCACTATTATCGGGGTCGATCCGGGGGTCAACGGCGGTATCGCATGGATCACAGACGGAAGGTGGTGCGCTGAGAAGATGCCTGACACGTTGCAAGACCTGTGGGAATTGATGGCAGATATAAGTTGCGGACACGGAGCTGCACATCAATGCAAAGCATACCTAGAGCAAGTTCACAGCAGTCCTCAAATGGGTGTGAAGTCTGCATTCACGTTCGGAAACGGATTCGGACACCTTGAGATGGCACTCACGGCAGCAGGAATCCCCTTTGGACGCGTCAGGCCGCAAGTTTGGCAGAAAGCCATGGGATGCATGACGAAGGGAGACAAGAACGTGAGTAAGAGACGCTCGCAAGAATTGTTCCCGCAAATCAAGGTGACGCACGCAATCGCAGACGCACTATTAATCGCCGCATACGGGGCAAACCAATAAACGAAACAAACGAAATGACACTAATCGAACGAAATCCAGATATTGACCTAGACACTGAAACCGTCCCAAAAGGGATGCAGCTAGTAGAGGGAAAGCACCTAATGCCAACAGCCAGAAGCGCAAAGGTTCCATTTGGAATTGCAACTAGCGTGAACCAAGCAAGCCGTCGTCCTAGACCTCAAACAGTTGGCCTTATCATCAAAAACTCTGACATCAAGAAGTTCAATGCAGCAGTCGCAAAAAAGATTGCAAAGAACGCAACATGCCCATCCACGGGCAAGAAAGGAAACGACCAATGAAATACTGTGATATGTGTTCAATCCCAAGCATCTGCTCTGATCTCCGAAAATGCCGATATGCGAAAGAACAAGCTGAACGCCCGTTGGATGCGGCGACTTGTTCGCGGTGTCATCGCCTTGCATTACGGGTGGCGCATCTATCAGAAGCCCTTGAAGCGGCGGACGAATGCCTTGCTCTGATTGAGGACGTGGGCCACGGCGCACACATGGATAACGTGACCGTTGCACGCGGCATTATCACCAAGGCTATGTCTTTAGATCCCGCGAACGCTGGGGGTATGGCGCGGGAACTAGCCGCGCAGGACTCCGAATCACCAACCAATCAGAACGGCTAGTTCCCGTTGCCATCACTCCCTTGTTCATCATCTTATGAGCCCTTGCGATAAATGCACCAACCTCGTCTATCACGAAAAGAATGTGACCTGCCTTGCCGGTCATTCTCCGCGATTCCACATGCCGAAAAACGAACTGGATTCCGACTACGGATGGAAGAAAAGAAACTGCCCCGACTACGCGATGAAGCCGGAAGATGGACGCGACGAAGCTCTGCGATGCCAATGCGGGAGCGTGAGCTTCCACCTGCTACGGAACGGCAACGCGGAATGCAAACGCTGTCAAGCCACCCACGAACGCCGAGAACTGGCGTGGATTTATATTGGATGAACGCCTAAGTGCTGGCACGTGGCCGGGAGCGCCACTTCGAAGCTCCCACAACTCAATAACTACCATGGAAAATCAAACTGACACCGGGGCCACGTTGCTCCAGACACGCCTTGTTCGGCAGGCGTTTGACGCGCTATCCGATGACATCTCCGACAGGCGCGGCCTGAAATGGGAATGGACGAAGGTCGATGATGACGTGATGCAAAATGAGATCCGCACTGCATGGGAAGCGATCATCTCGGAATGCGTCCGCAAGCACCTTGAAAGCTTGGACGGCGAGTGCGTCGTGGATCACCGGGACGGCTATCAATACGCTGGACCATTCAAGGACGATGGAGCCGCCCGCGAATGGATCGCGCTGCAACCAAACCGCGAGCAACTACGTCTGGTGATGAATGCGAAAATTCCTCTGCCGAACGATAAAATCCACCCATGAATCCCGCGCCTAAAAACTCCGATTACCTACCGACTCTCACGCTGGTATCTGTTGCGTCTCACGACTTGTTCATTCTCTTCCGAATTACTTACCGCTATGAAAAAATCAAAGATCCGCCGAAAGGCAAAACGCCAAGCCGAGCGAGATGAAGCCGTCCGCCGCGAGAAATTCTTGCGCGAGATCGACGCGCCGAAACGCAGGCTTGAAGCTGAGATTGCTGCCCGTGGAAAATATCGGATGAACAGTTAATTATGGCCACCGCTGGGTGCCAATAACCACAAAAACAAAACAAGAACATGACCGAATACGAAACAATAACACTATCCCTAATCGTGAAACCTAAAGGCGAACCGATCTTCAGTGAACGCTCCACAATCATTGAAATGACTGACGAAGCATCCGGGCCTTTTGTTACTATACGCCAAACAAACGATGACATTCTAGCCGGGGAAATTCGGATCGACTTGTCTGACTGGAAACCAATCCGAGAAGCTATCGAGACGATGATCAACATTTGCGAAACCCAAGACAAAAGCATTAATCCAGAACAATGAACACACAATACAACGACCCAAAAGGCGCAGCGGGATCACTCAAAGCTCCGTTAGGCTTAATTCCACCTCACGCAATGGAGCAGACAGCATGGGTCCATCGGCTTGGCTCACAGAAATATGGTCCGTTCAATTGGCGCGACACTGGGGTTTGCGCTAGCACCTACGTAAACGCCATTATGCGCCATCTAAATGCTTGGCGGGATGGCGAAGATCTTGACCCGGAATCAGGAATCTCCCACTTAGCGCACATTGCTTGCAGTTGTAATATCATGCTGGATGCGGATTTTTGTGAAAAATTGCAGGATGACCGAAATAAAGTCTTGAACAGGAACCAATAAACAGAAAAAATACACGGATGGACGAAGTAAACGTTTGGAAATCACGCGCACAAGCGCACGAGGAAAACTACAACCAAATGCTCAAGCGAGTTGACTCTTTGACCGAGCAGCTGAGAGAGTCACAAGCATACGCTGACAAGTTGGTTGAACACAAAGACATGATTTGTCTGCCAAAAGATCTTGAGGTCTTGCGCGAAGCAAACCTAGGACTAGCTAAAGAAAATGCATTGTGGCAGGAGGAAGCCAAACGCTGGCGCGATATGTATATTGAGTATGACGAAATGCTTGAGGGCGACCTTGAGAAAGCCAAGAAGCGCATCGTGAACGTCATCTCTAAAATCAAATCTCTGGAGAAACAAATGAACGACGAAAAATACTAAATCATGAAAGCTAATTATTATCAAATCATCAAGGAATGCGTTGAAACAGGAACCCGCCACGGAGTATCTAGAGCGCACAAGCACACGGACGATCCACCGTATGACGTTATTGAAACGTGCGTTCAAGATGCAATCATGTGCGAGATCACAAGTAAATTCAACTTCTCGTCAGACGAAGAACAACTTAACTACAACGAATTATGAAAAACAGTATAATCAAGAATCTGGAATCATGGATGATGCGCGGATACGGAATCACCCAGCTACAAGCACTAGAAAAATGGGGATGCATGAGATTGTCAGCGAGGATCAACGATCTAAGAAAGGCTGGACTCAATATCATCACGCACACCATTCACGCCAACGGCAAAAGCTTTGCCAGATACACCCTTGCCAAATAGCCATGTCAGCAGGAAAAGGCAGCACTCAAAGACCCGTGGACGCAGCGACATACGGGAAAAACTACGACAATATATTTAGAAAAACGACATGTCAAACTACTCAAAAGACAACGGATTCAGAATCATTACGGGACGCCCAAGACGAAAGCCTTGGGAACAACGAGTTACCGCATCATTTCGATTGACTTACGAAACGTATCAACGCATTCAACGGCTCGCAAAGAGAGAGGGAATCAACCCATCCAAAGCCCTTGAACTGCTGGTAAGAACCGAAGAGTCAGAGAAAATAGAACCAACCCAAATTGTCGATTACGCCAAGATCAACCATCGAGGGACTGGCTACACCGTAACGCATATCCTAGATAAGCACTTCAAATGAAATTATTCGATCCACCACCACCAACTCAATGGAACGTACTGAATCTTGGGGCCGGAGTGCAGTCTTCATGCCTAGCTTTAATGGCCGCGAAAGGAGAGATAACACCAATGCCCGACTTCGCGGTCTTTGCTGATACTCAGGCAGAGCCTCAGAGCGTTTATGATTGGCTTGACTGGCTTGAAAAACAACTACCGTTTCCAGTTTTTAGAGTCACCAAGGGCAACTTGACTGAGGAACAGTTAAAACTAAGGACGATCAAGAAAGATTGCAAGCATCACAAGGCAGGAATGGACTACGTTCGCAAAATCATCCCCCTATTTGGAAGGCTGCCAAACGGAGAAATACAAGGTGCTGTTGGTCGATCATGCACTGCGGACTACAAAATAGCACCAATACTCGCGCATATTTCAAGACATTGCGGAATCACCCGTGGTCAAAAAGATATAAGCGTAACACAATGGATTGGTATCTCTTGGGATGAGTTGCAGCGCATGAAGGAGCCAACAAAGAAATGGACACACCATAGATGGCCGTTGATTGAAAATCGCATGACAAGGCAAATGTGCCTAAAATGGATGCGAGAAAACCATTATCCAGAACCTCCAAGGTCTGCTTGTGTTTATTGTCCGTTCCATAGCAATTCCGAGTGGAGGCGACTAAGAAATGATGAACCAGAAGAATTCCAAAAGGCCGTGGAATTTGATGTGGAAATACGCGCTCAATTCAAAAAAGACATTGTTCATCAAATGGACGTCTTTCTTCATAGATCGTGCAAGCCCCTTTCAGAAATTGACTTTGATTCAGACGAAGACAAGGGCCAGCAAGTTTGGGATTTCCAAGCCGAGTGCGAAGGAATGTGCGGAGTATAGATCAAACCTAACCTAAAATGAAGACACCACATACCCACGCATGGGAAACCGTGCAACAATGTTTTGAGTGCGGACACATCAGGGAATATGCCGAAGACGAGCTTCTTTTTTCTGCTTGGCCATGCCCTGATGGCAAGAAGGAGGATAATATTGGATTACCAAACAACAACCGAGTCAAACCAATCGACACTGATACAGATCCAGATCCATTTGAGTCTGACGACCACGACAACGATTGCGACATTTACAACGAAACAATGACATTCAAATGAAATCACTAAAGGGATTTCCTAAACGATACGACGATGCCCCAGAGGCCACTGGAGACGAGTGGATGGCACATTATGACAAAGCTCTTGCCACGATCAATTCTGGAGGCATTGTGGTGATGTATGGCGGGCATGGCACAGGGAAAACTCGCATGTCATGGGAGCTAGCCAAGAACTGCCGCCCGAAGAACGTAATGACGAGCATAAACGGCATTGGATGGACTTCAGCACAGCGTGAACGTCCAGCCATTTACACGACGGCGGTTGGATTGTTCTTGGAAATTCGGGACACGTTCTCGAAAGACTCAGAATCATCCGAGATGCAGGTAGTCAAGAAACACACCGACGCTGGATTGCTGGTTATTGACGAAATACAGGAACGTGGAGAGACTGAGTTTGAGGACAGGAAACTCACCTCAATCATTGATTCCCGCTATGCCAGCGACCGTCCGACGATACTGATTACGAACTACACGCGAGAGAAGCTTGCCGCATCATTGTCCCCAGCTATTCTGGATCGGATTCGTGAAAATGGATGCGGACTGCATTTCAGCTGGACAAGTTTCAGGAAACAGGGTAGTATTTGAACGACAACACCCCCGACGTTTCTCTACGAAGCGCACCACCGGGGGTTACTTAAATGCCATTGAGCTTAAAGCACCGGACTGATAAACCGGAGTGGGTGAGAATCCCACAATGGCTCCACTTTCAGCCACACAGGGAAGCCCCTGAACATGCTCGATAAAAACTACCTCATTATGCGACTTGGAAACAAAGCACACCAAAGATCACGAATTGACGTGTGAATCCCTATGACGATAGGGTCTAGGGGACTTTTTCAGGCTGCTCTTGGCCCCACGCTTGGCCCGTCGTGGTGTGCTTCAGCCGAAACGGATAAGATTCCAAATCCAATCCGAGTTAACGGGCCGCCACTCTTCCTTACGGTTCTTAATCTGCCTTCCGAAACAGGTTCGCCAGCTTGCCAGACATCAGTATTTTGCGCTTGGTCAACAGCTTCCGATCAACCATTCGTTTTAGTTGGCCTTGAGCTTGCGAAATCGTGAGGTTGCTGGCTTGGCAAAACTCGTCAATTGTGAACTCGTCGGCCTGTCGCGGTTCTTTAATTGTTTGAGCGATGGCCCATTCCAATCCAGTCAGTGCTTTTTTTGTTTTTTCGTTTTTCATAAGATTCTTGTTAATGTGTGAAATTTCACACCAAATGGCATGATTTGTATCAAATAATGATACATTGACGTCACAGAATTCCCGTTGGAGATATCCAATCATTTCCTTCTTTGATGACGTGCCAAGCATGCCAAGATCCAGTCTTGTCGTTGATCATCCCGTAGATGAATCCTTGACGCCAACCCATCTTGGAAGAATAGCGGTCAGCGTAGTGCATTTGCTCGATGTCACCGAGGCACCCAGATGACATTGACATTCCTCCGTCAGCGTGAGTCGCTACGTAAGTGTCTGGCTTGTGGACATGTCCATGGATGCAGCTTCCCCAGTCGGAATGGTGAATCTTCGCTGGACTCACCATGGAAGAGCGGAATCCGTGCATAAACTTTGGTCCGCCTTCTGGCAGCTTTAGGTATTTCCCGATGACGTATGGAATCCAAGTAATCTTGCGCTTTTTGAACTCAATCTCGGTCTGCTTGGCCAACTCAGCGCAATGCTCACGCAAGACGCCGTTGCTATTGTCTCGTCCAATTTGCCAGATCCGGTCATCGTGATTCCCAAGCGTCAACATGTTTGGCTTGTATTCATCCAAGAACTTGATGCCCGCATTGTAATCTTCCGAAATGCCTCCAGCCTTGTCTTCTGGACTAGCCCCACCGCGCAATGGGGAGAAATCCCAAAGGTCGCCACCGTGGATTCGATAGTGAGGCTTAAAGTCTTCAGCAAACTTTAGGAGCTTTCGGCGCGACTCGTCGTGAATAAGATCACCGTGAGAATCAGCGCAATACAGGAATTTTTTAAATGCCATATGGATTAAATTGTTCGCCAGTCGCTATGACTGTTTATACTGAGGCCGAATTGTCAACCACTAAATCTAATCCTTGATCGTATCTTGTCTCCGTGACGAACTTTTTTGTAAACGCCATCGCCTTCTCGGGAACCCATTCCATTGGTATTTCCTTCACAGGTGGATACGTTTCCATCTGCGTCAGGAGATCCAAGGGCAACCCCAATGTGGGAAAAAGTGAAGCAAATCACGTCCCCCCGCTTAATGTCGCCTTTGTGGGGCTTCTTGAGCATTACAGATCGGTCAACCGACTTGCACCAGTTCTCAAAGTCCCATGCACCTGCCGTCATTGGCCGTTTAAAGGTCACTGCGCGGCTTTGAATTGCCTTCTGGACAACCCAACAGACAAACGCGGCACACCACGCCCACGGGCCAACAGGAAGCCAAGTAGCCTTCTGATACTCAGATATCTGAACTCCGCCGTTCTTCTTGGTTTCGCGGACACCGATTTGAGACTCGGCAATACTGGCAATGGCTTCGGCTAGTGTCATGATCTTAAGATTGACGTAATCACTTATCAGCGTGAAGGACGATTGCGGCTCGGGCGACCTGCTCGCCATTCACGCTCCAGACTCGACTGCCATCAGGAGCAACGGTCAGAGTGCAAGAGCATGAAGCGAGGGTGATGACTGCGAGGATGGTTTTCATGTCAGGGCTGTTCCTTTGAAGAATCTCCATCCGGCACAGCGAACGGCGGAATAGATAAGAGTGCGGCGATGCCACGGAACTTTGCATTCTTTCATGGCTTCCAGAAAAACCTCGTCGGCTTCTGCGCGGGTGAACTCGTCGTTTTTATCCGAGTATAGGAAATCATGGACTAACGCGGCAGGGAAGTATGCGCCAAACGGAGAAAGGATAGACCAGAACACGCGGGGAATGGATGCCCCGTCAGTGACGAAGTTTTTCGGGACATAGACCAGCCCAAGACTGGAATAATACCGGAATGAACTGGTGAGTTTCAGCAGCATGGAGCCATGGGCAAATCCAGCCTCCTCGAAAACCAACTTGTCTGGAAATTTCGCGCTCATTTTTGGTTGCGGATCATGGATGCAATCAAGCGATACAGAGTAATAGCGGCAACGGCGATTCCAAGGAACCCGCCCGTGATGCGAACCCACCAGTCAAGCTCGACTTGGAACGTGGAAATGACTGCTAGGCTGGATGATGCGACTCCCGCGATGCCGTTACCGATCGTTTGATGGATAGTCATGAGGTTATGCCCAAAAAACACTTGGAACGTCAGGGTTGAACTCAGGGCGGGGGACTTGGGTTTCGCTGCCAGCGTCGTCAATGAAGGACATGTCGGATGACCAGAAGATGAACTGCTCGCCGCCTGCGGGAACCGGGATGCCTACGAGGTCACGGAAGAGAACCCAGTATTGCCCGTCGCCAACCGCTGGAGTGTCCTCATCGCCACCCACAAAGTGTTCACCGATTTGATGCAATGCGTAAGTGTGGGATGCCAGCGCGGTCTGGATGACTCCATCGTCGTCCAACTGTGCAAACCCATTGGCTAGACCGAATTGTTCAGCGACCTGCTTGGATTGAAATTTCAATAGATAGTCTACGGTCATACTGTTAAACTGGCTAATTTGGCGTTTGAAAGGCGTTTCTTGTAGTAGCGTATAGCAGAGATAGTTCCGTTTGTGTATTGTCTTGCAGAACCAGCACTCGCGTCACCTATTGTCATTGTGGTGGGTGAAACAAGCAAAGCTCCAAGGTTGTCTGTTCCAATTTGAGCGTTGTTTACATAGAATACATAGTCATCCAACTTAAATCCAGCTGAATACTTTTGAGTTATCAATGGCTGAACTGCACCAGTTGAAGTCAACGAAACATTCAAAGAATTTCCAGATGTATTTGCAAAACCAGAAAGCCCAGTGGTCGCGTTTCTAAAATATCGCAACCTATTAGTTGTGGTCGTGTCGTTTATATCAACAAGAAGCTGCCCAGTCCCATACGTTACAGGAGCATTGAATATCTGAGAGGTCGCAAACGATCCCTCCAGCGGGTTATAAAAGCTCGTAAAGTTCGCGCCACTAATGCTGCACACATCGGCACTACGGATTACACTTGAGGCGACTGTCGGGATGTAGGAGGTGGCGAAGGAGCCTGTTTCAAATTGGCACATTGCTGCCAATACTTTGTTGTTAGTGCTTCCTGCGTAAGATAGTTGGCGGGTTGTACCGTTTGTATTATTTAGAAACGCAATTGCTAAATTCGCTGAAGTAACTGTTGCCGTTGCAGTTATGGATAAGCTACAACGATACCAACCGTTTCCGTAATTCTCGATGCGCGGCGATGTCCCACTTGCTAGACCAGTAGAGCTTCCAATTGTCCCACTCCCAATGTTGAAGTTTGCATATTGACCAGTACCAAATGCAGTAGAAGCACCTGTCAATTGAATCCAATCAACGCTGCCAACTACCTTCTTAAGGAAAATTGACCCAGTGTAAGTTGTTCCATTTATTATTGATGTCCCAACGGCATTTCCAGCATTACCCCAATTTCCAAAAGCATGAGCAGAAGTTGCGGTTGTTTCTGTTGCTTGATAAGCGGTGTTGCCATCCGGCCCAGTTCCGCTGGTTGCTAATATTGTCTCAAAAGTAAACCATCCAACATTGTTTACCAACGCTCCAGATTGGAGCGCAAGGTTAGTCCTCGACTCCTCAATGAGCAACCCCTTGCAAGCCAGTGTGACTGGATCATGGTCGAACCTAGCAACATCATTACTAGCACTTTGGATCAACCCATTGCTCCCCACGAACGTCCCACTAGATGCCCTTGTGAACACAGGAGTTGGCCCCCTGCGAGCCGTGAGCGTCTTGTCGGTGGCGAACTGGAGGTCAAGGGACAAGCCGTCTGCATTCAGACCGCCAGCACCATTAAGCATATTTCCAAGAGCGTATTTCATTAGTAGCGCATTTGCATGTTGGCGTTAGTAAAGATGCGGTTTGAAACAAGCCCGCTTGTGTGATTCTCATCAAGACGTATCATTTCATCTTGAAGCAACATCTCAGCTTCTTGATCTGCAATCACGGCTTTCTCTTGTTGTCCTTCAGCCCGCAGATAATCGGAATACGTCCCATGAGCAATGTATTGATACCACTCAGCCGGAATAGTGGCGACTTCCCCGGTTCCGTCACCGTAAGTATCCACAAGTTGTGCCTTGTATGTCACAAACGCTTCCGTTGGGTTCAAGTCTCCGCAGACAAGCGTTGCACCGCTGGACGTCACCATGATGTCATACTCTTGAACGGATGAAGCAATATATGGAGCTTGCTTATAAACACGTAGAAACGTGTCAATTGGAGAAAGCCCAGACTCGGAATAAGGAACCACCGAACTTGCAACTACTCTGCCTTGGCCAATTACTAGGAACCGTGTCCAGTAGTTGCTTGAACGATACGCTCTTAACGCACGGCGGTTAATCAACGCCTTGATGCGAGGCGTTTCAATAGATGCAAACACCACCCCGCAGAGAGCTTGGATAAGCGCAAACAATTCGGCGTATGTCTTAGTCTGCATATTAAATGTTTCCAGCCTTCATGTGAGACTGTGATTTAAAAAAGTCGCGGACAAACTCTCGGTCGTCCCAGCATTCTGCGCCATACTTGGTCGCAATATTCATGTATTCGTATTGAGGGATAGATCCAACGGCCGTGCCTAGAATGGATTTAGCGTCTCTCATTGATCTTGCTTCAGCCGCAGCTTCAATCTCCCTCTTGTTTTGAAGTGCTTCTTTGAACTTGCGTCCAGAGCATAATTCTTTAACCAGAGCATCAGTAAGCGCGTCACTACAAATCATTTGGAAAAGGAAAGGGAAGGGGCAACATTTTAAGCTACCCCTTCCCGATTAGGATTTAGACATTCGACGCCAACACGCCAAGATCAAGGATCGTAAGACCAATGAACCACTCTCCCGCCGTGACGGTTCCAGTGAAATTGGCTTCAATCAGGATTGGCACAGCGGAAGCCGTGTTGTTAACAGCATAACCAGCGGCGGTATTAATAAGGACATCGCCCGTATTAAATGCAGCCTTGGTCAAACCATCGAGGTCGAGGGCATCAATGTAGTCGTCAGGGTCAGCACCAGTGGTTCCGACATCCAAAGTGAGGTCGGTGGAGGTGCCAGCAGAAGTGACAAGTTCAAATACAGCAGCACCAGTCACAACGCCACCGGGGGGGAGCAATGCGATGGTCTTTTGCACACCAGTGCCAAGAGAAGTGATCTCGGCAGCGGTGAGCTTGTAAATGTCGGTGAACCCGTTAAAACGCTCTTGTTGTGTAACTTTCATATATCTATTTTGTGATTAGGATTAATAAGCAATCTTGCCGTGTGCTTGTGGGTGCTTGCAAACAAGCGTTCCAGCAACGTCAATGAAACCACGTTCGCCGCCACCTTGGTTCTCAAGACGGGTAGCACCCATTGGGATCAAGGTGTTGAAGCCAAGATACTTAGGATTGATGACGTAACCAACATTGGTCGAGGCGGTTGGCATACAGCTTGGGTTGCCGTTGACGATCTTCACAAGGCCAAAGTCCGAATCATAAAGATTGACGGAAAGCGTGATGGCTTTGCTAGTAGCGTCTTGGTTGACGTGATAAGTAACGCCCGCAGAAGCAGGAGTCGCACGGGTGAAACCGCTGATAAGCTGGCGAAGCGCAACGTTAGCAACAAGCGTGAGGGAGTTCATCTCGCCGTTCTTGGCGAAAATGGAACCAATCAAGGTGTTGAAGCTGGTTTCGCTGATAGCCGAACTAATGATCGAGGTGGACGGAGTGCGATATGCAGCAGGAACAGGGTTCGTTGCTTGAGCGGCAGAATCAATCCACTTGCCAAAACCGCGCATGCCGTATGGAGTGCCTGCGCCGTTCTCGACGGACATTTCGTTGCTGGATGCGATGGTGGCTTCGATATCGCGCTTGAGTTCACGCATCGACTTAGCTTCGGCTTGCGCGATATTGGCTGGGCCAATGCTCGTAACAGCTTGCTGCAAGTTCGACACCAGATAATCGCGGCGCATGACTTGGATGTAGTTGCCCAAACGAGCGCGGTCAGCAAACTTGTCACTGAATGAGGTCACATCGGAACCTTCGGAAATGCCAGTCGTAACTGGGGATGCGAGGGAGTCAACGGTCCATTCGGTGTAAGTTGCCGACGCCTTGCCCTTAGAGCAAAGCGACAGGATTGGGGTTTCTTCTGGAGCAAGGATAGCAAGTTCATTGCTGAGGTCCTCACGGTTGGAAATCGCTGAACCTTGGCCAGTTTTGGCGGCGGGAGCGTTTGGTTGATAGGTAGCACTAATTGGCATAATATTTGATATTTAGAAGTTATTTGAATTTAGCGATTCTGGCAGCAATCCATTCTTCTGGGCTTCCACTTTTCTCAAAGCGGTTGTATGCATCTGCGACCTTTGCTTTAACGGGTGAAGAAGATTTAGCCGCACCAGCACCAAATGGGGTTGAAGATGGATTGACCTTCAACTTACTTCCCATCGCTGATTGCGTTTTGACCTTCTTGTTCCCGTAAAGAGAGCGAGCGGCATGAGCCAAGATATATTCAATTTGAAATCCGATTTCAGGAATTTGCGATTTGATTCGGTCGATCAACGGGTCAGACACCAGTGCTTTGTAGTTCTTCCCGATTTCAGAACTTTCATCCTGAATATCTGGGACTTCACTCTTAGCTGCCTCTGAATACTGCTTGGACATCTCCGCATACTGAGCAATCTTAGCAAGATGCCGTTCTTGAGCGGGTATATACTTCGTCAGTGCTTCTCGGGCATTCCGGTTTGCTTTCCGAATTTGCTTTTTGCTGAACTCTTTATCGCCAACAACGATTATATCATCAGGACCATAATCTTCATGTTCCTCTAGGATTTCATCAGTCGTCTCAAGCGTTCGCTCAAGTTCGGAATACTTTTCACGAAGCCCTTCAATCGAAGATACTTCACGAAATGGATTCTCATCTTGAGGAACAACTTTGGCTTGCGGCTGAGGTTGCGATTGAATCTTTTCCTCAAGGGCTTTTTTCTGCGCCGTCAATTCCCCAATTCGTTGGAGGAGGCGAGACTTGCCCTTTTTGGCTAAAGATTGAATCTGCTCAGTGGTAAGAGATAGCAGGTCAATTTCGGACTCTTCTTCGGCTTCTTCTTCGGATTCGTCTTCAGATTGTTCGTCTGCTTCTGGGGATTCCTCGTCTTCTAGACTGGCAGGTTCTTCGTCAGTTTCAGCAGAATCATCGGACTCTTCTTCGGGTTCTTCCTCTGGAGAGGTTTGTCTGGCCATGCGTTGAGCTACAAGCTCCTCGAATGACATATTGGACACCGATTCAATAGCTTCGGCGGTAGCTTCTGGATTACTCATAATGTTTGTTTAGAACGCCATTTACGCTCGGCGGTGCGTGTTCGTGAGTAACCAACACCATAATCCTTACTATGTCAAGCAATTTAGTAAGGTATGGAAATCAAGCAAAAAAGAGGCCGTAGGGAAAACGAAAACCCTACGACCTCCAGCATGACACAAACCAATGAAACACGCGCTACCTACAATGGTCAGATATTCGCTAGCGCATTTCGACTAAGGCACACCCTTGATCGTTTGTCAAGCATTTTCGGGAGTAAACAATGACAGCAACTCGTCAAGAGTCGACACACTGCCCACAATCTTCATCACCTCGCTTGTTTCAGTGCATTGACGAAGATCGGCAAAGAACCGTTCACGCTCATCACGAACAAATTGGACGATTGCCTTAAACTCATCGCGGTCAGAAAGTGATTCGACTGCTTGCTGGATTGTTGGTTTCGGTAGTGGTGTCATGTGTTCTATTTGCGTTTGGCTTTCTTCTTCGGCATACGTCCCATCTTGATTTCGATCTCGACGTATCCTTTTCCTTTTTTGCCCTTGCCGTATTCTTTCTCTTCCTTGTGGCCGCAGCCATTTGATTTGCTTTTCATAGAGTTATTTCATTGACTTGCTTCCGCTGCATTTCCATTTGCGGCGACTTAAATTATTAGGACTATTTGCGTCAGACTTCCAGTCACCTTTTATCTTGTTACTACGGGCGCAATAGGCATCACCTTTGGCTGTGCCGGGAGAAATAGTAGCACCTTTCTGTCCATACTTGACGGTTTTCTTGCGCCCCGTTTCAGGGTTGGTGACGACCTTCTTGAATCGCTTCTCGCTCATTGTTGCATTCCTTGGGTTGTCACGCCGCCCATTTGAGCCGGATTTGTTCCAATTTTGCCAATTTCGGCGTTCTGAGCTTGCTGCATCATAAATTGATACTGCTCCATATATTTCTGAAGTCGTCCTGCGAATGCTTCATCAGACTGAGCGCGTTGAGCGATGTCAGGTTGCTGAACATAGGCTTGAACCATCTGCATAGCAATTTGTGCTCCGTTTGCTTGGGCTGGAACCTCGATACCAGCAAAGATCTTAGCAAGGTCATCAGTGACGTTCTTAGCGACCTTCTGTTGTGCTTCTTCAACTGGCTGCAGCACGTAGTCCGCAAAGATCGGGTTGATCGAGGATGCCGTAAACTCAAGGAGCTTATTGACATCGAGGATTCCATTCCGATCAAGTTGGACAAGAGAAACCATGTTCTTGAGTTGCGTCTCGGATGTTTCTGGATCGGTGGACAATGAATCAAACGACACCGTAATGCTGAAGTTCTCATCAGGGCTACCCTTGGTCATCGTCTGCGGATTGGGATTCCCGGTGACTTGAAAGAATACCTCATCAGGCCCCATGCGTTGATACAGCTTCCAAGCCATATTGAGCACGTCACGAACATGATCCAAAAATTTGCCAATGTAGAACTGTTGGCGGGCTGCAGTAAGCGGGTTGGTTAAATCAAGACCAACGGCACGATCCGCTTGCGCTCGCATCGACATTTCAGCTTCAACCGATCCTTGATCCATTTGAGGAACCGGACCCCAAGCAATCTCACCAAGACGACGGTAAGGGACACGACGCCCGGGACCCCAGTCAGACGGCGGACGTCCAGCAGGGTGCATTAGTGGGGGCAACGTAGCCAGTGAAGCTCGGTCAATCCGGCTATCACGCTCAGTCTTGATCTGCATTTGTGCGCCACGGAGGACATCCGAGAATGTCTGGACCTCATACATGCGCTTCTGGTCATTTGCCAAGCGGGTCACTACAAACGGGTAATCGTCGTATCCATTGAGGAGTTCATGCTTTGCGTAGCCTTCCGTTTGTGGGTGAAACACGGTGCAATAGATACCTTCGCTTCCATCTTCTTCGTCAATCAAACGCTGGTAGCCATAGACAACCATGACCAAGTCGTTGTCATCAGTAATTGGGAGGCGTGTGATTGTCTTTACCTTCTCGCCATCAAGATACATGGAATCTTTCCCACGGAGGTTTGAGATTGCGTGATCAACCCACTTGCGGTCCCATCCTTCATTTGTCGCCTTTTTCTCAAGCTCCTGAGCAGTCAAGAACGTACGCCAGAAGATATACGGGGCGCGTTGAGGATCGGAAACATAAGGTGGAAAAACCACCTCGCCATCTGGAGCGCAAGAATAGACAATCGGGCAATCGACGGTTTGACGAGGAAGCGGGATCTCCGCCATTCCTGTTTTCCGCATATCTCTGATTGCTTTCTTCGCACGCTTGTTCGACAGGTCTGGAAAAGCTTGCTGGATCAAGCCAAGCAGCATTTCGTCATCATTCCCGTCAATAATAAGATTGGCTAGATCAGGGGATTGTTGGGCAATTTGTTCAATGGTTACTTGTTGTAAATATGTCCTTTTTTCTCGCTTCCATCCGACATATGATACCATAATCCCCTTCTCTAGCAAATAGTTCGCTCCCAACTCCATTTGGTTTTTGAAGTCAGGAATATAAGTCGAACGCATCCATTTAAGGAACGACGACACCATAGAGGCTCGCGGCATTGACGCCATAGACGTTGGGAACGCCTTAATATGGCTGCGTTGAAGTGCTTGGTCAAACAAAGACACATACATGTCAATCCGTTCGCCAACTACGTTTACTTCTTGATCTGAAGCTCCCTGCCATGGGAAAGCATTCGCGCCGTTCTTTCGAAGATCATCAGATTTTCCATCCCAGATATTGCGCCGATCATTGTAAGACCTAAGACAAGACTCAAAATAGTAGTCAAGATCAATCAAGCAGGTATCGTAAGCATCGGCTAACGCGCCAACATCCGGCTCTTTATCCGCATAGATAAGAGCGTCATCTTCTACTTCTTGTGATTCAATCATGATACGTATTCGTAATAGTCTTCAGGGTCGGCAGATACTAAGCACACTTTGATGCGTTTGCCAAGGAGTTTCTGAGATATGCGTGATGGGCATTTGACAGGGACAGCTAGTCCATCCATGCGAACAATCACCCAGCTTGTGTTGCTACACATACGGATTACCGTGAATTGGTCTTCAATTTGCTGGTCAATAAGACTATTGAGACTGCATGGAGAATCTTCAACAATTAGGAACTTCTTGGCCGGACGACCCCGTTTTGCTGCTTTTTTTGCTTGTGTTTTCATACTAATATCCACCAGACCCATGAGTTGTAACAAATGACTGGCTATTGTCAACATGATCGAGATTGGCTATCGCGGCATACCTGCAAACGTCAATTGGGTCTTTCCACGCTTCTTTAAGCCCGCCTTCGCCAGTGTATTCGGACAACGCCTGAATGATGTTCTCGCAGTCGGAACTGACGTAGAATTTGGGACGATTGACGGAATCCAGAGGCTTGCTGGTATCCCACGACATCTTGCCGATAAGTGCCTGAAGTCCATCGTCAATATCAAGCCCCGGTGCTGGAATACAGACCATGCCTGACTCGTTTAAGTCCTCAATGATCGAGGAAGATCCATCTTGGACCTGATATTTGGCGGCCCCAAGGCGAGGGTCAATAAGACGTTCAAATATTTCCTCTTCGCCCTCCATCTCCTGAATAGCCTCAATGTAGTCCCTAATGCCAAATCCTTGACCTTTAGACCCCGGTCCCGGCATCCATTTCCCACTTTTCCATTCAGCCCAGTCACCAACATCAACTCCCGGCCATTCACGGTAAACCCAGAATGTTCCAGTCTCGTCAATGGCTATCCAGCACATAAACCAGTTTTTCGCACCCGCTGGATCAATTACATGGTATCGAGTGATGTTCTTGGTTGGTATGGAGGAAGGAGGAACCACATTGACCACCTTATTGAACTTCGGGAACTTAGTTGCGTGAGACTTCATCGGCACACCGTATGCGCGGATGAGGATCTCTTCCCTAGTCCTTCCTGACAGCGTTTCCTTAATGCGTTCGTATCCACCGAAAGCATTGTCCTGAGAGTGGAAGTAATGCACTGAGGCATTTAGCTTCTTGGACTTCTGGACATACGGCACCAATTCTCCATTTAGCAATTCGGCTGGTCTTGATTCGATGGTTGTTGCACCATCAAGATACTCCTTGATAACCTCCGTCCAACCATCAATGGGCGTGAACGTCACAAGCATCTTCGCGTTTCTTGTCGCAAGACGGAACCTAAGCGTGTTAATTAGCTCCGGTCCTAAAAGGTATTCATCCAGCCATACTCCAATGTTGTGCCAGACATGGTTCTTTGATCCAAGTTCTGCACCTTCAAGAATGGTTGGATTATTTTGATACTGAGAATACGTCTTGAAAATGATTTGAGAGCCATTAGGAAGGATCAAAGATGAATCAGTGAATCCTGTCTTCTTCTTGTAAGAGATATAGGTATTCGCGCTTGTCTGCTTGGTCTTGAGGTTCTCTGGTAGCCAGTCCCACACCGCGCTTTGTTGCTGGCGAATACTCACCTCTGATGTCTGAGCAAAGCAGAAGATTTCAGACTTAGGGTTCTCAATAGCAGCGCGGACAACGGAGAACGCTCCCCACTGAGTCTTTCCAGAATTGTGTGAAATCACTCCAGCGGCGACATAGTTGTTGTGAATCGGCACATGGAAATCCCAAACGATGTCGTCTCGGAGGTAATCGATACTTTTTATCTTTACTTCTGGGGGAAATAGTGTATTCTCCATGCATGGCAAGAAATATAGAATACCCCGTTGAACAAATCCGACAATGGATTGAAGAAGGAAAAACCCAGCAATGGATTGCTGACGAGTTGGCGAAATCAGTTGACCCGAGGATTCAGGCGAAACTAATCTACAAGGTTTGCAAACGTCACAACATACAATGTCAAAGGAATGGCCCCCGATCTGGCTCAGGCCATCCTGAATGGAATAATGGGAAGATTTTCTGCAAAAACGGCTATGTGAAGATTTACGTTCCAGACCATCCGTCTTGTCTGCGCGTGAACAAGAAAAGAGAGGAAAAAGCCAATGGCAGATATTTTCGAAAACTACATTATGTTTGGGAGCATCGTTATGTAATGGAGTCAATTCTTGGTCGTCCTTTAATAAAAGGCGAGGTCGTTCATCACATTGATGGCAACACATCAAACAATCACGAATCCAATCTTGAGCTTTTCCAAAGCAACGCCGAACACCTTCGCCAAACCCTTGTAGGGAAAGTCCCCAAATGGACGGAGAAGGGACTTGCGAATATCGCGTTTGGGCGTTCACTAGAGGGGAGCCGGACAAGAGCGAACTTAAAGGCTTCCATCCGAAGGGCGTCAGGAGCAAGTGAGCCATTGAGCAATGTAGAGATTCGCCGTTACTTAGCGTTACTTGGTAGATCCCTGAAACAGGTTTCTGAAATGGAGTCTCTGCTCGGGCTTCCACTATTCGATGACCGTCCCAAGCATGAACGTGAAATGATCCTTTAATTTCACTAACTTTAGTCGATGTCTTGGATACCGGGTCATAAATTTCCTGCTCGCCTCCAAGGCATCGATTTCCACCTAGTGCAAGTATCTCGTTAACCTCAAACAGTTGCTCTTCAGCCTTGCTCCAGTGCGGAAGGCGGAACCCATAGTGGTATGGATCTTTCTCAGCATTCTCAATCGCCTCATGGTAAACGGAGTGAAGCCCGATTAGTTCATCTGGTTCCATTTGCACCATCTCCTCATCGGTAGGTGGCGTGAGAATTGCGTGTTTCCGCCAAATCATAGGATCTCAGCTTCGATTGCGCCTTCCTTGATCTTGCTGGCAATACGCGCCTTAGCGTCAAAGATCATCTTGGCAGCGTCATCTAGACTTGCTCCCTTGCGATGCTCCACGATTGAGGATGCCATACCCGTGAGTTGCGCCGCCTTGTCGGTAAGGATGCCCACCGTCACCGCCAGCTTGTCAGGGCTGATCTTGGCAAGCTCGTCAGGATTATCAAACAGTTGTTGGGAACGCTCAAAAAGCAAATCCGTGTAATCCTGAGCCGCGATTGCATAGCGCATCGAGAACTCCTTGCGCTTCGTCTCCAGCGTGTCGTTGTGACGCCATTGCAGGCCCCTGATGGTCTCTCTGCCAAGCCCCGTCTTCTTCTGGATGTCTGTTATCCTTGCACCTTGCGCCGCCAGCCACAGTGCCATTGCCGCCTTGTTTGGGGCATAATGTTCCACACACGTTCCCGGATTGAGCCGAGCACGTTCTTGAACCTCAAGAAACCAAGCAGTCTTGTCGGCGCGTTCGTCAACATACTCAGCTTTCAGCTTCTCGTTTGGGTCAATTGGTGCTGGTTCAGGTGTCACTTGGTTTTTTTAACCTTTACTTTGCCAGTGTGCAACTCTTTTTTCAGCTTAGTTTGTTGCTTGTTGGTCAATGGCGATCCCCTGCTGAGCAAATATCCAACCTGCTTCTTACTTTTGGTTTTCATTTTGAGTCAATTTCAGATTGGGCTTCAGCCTCGCTCTCTTTGATCCCATTGATCATTTTTGACATAGCTTCTGCAAAAGGTGGATCATTACCCATTTGGTCGGTTATTTCTGCTAGCCCCGCCTTAGTCGTGAGCATTTTAGCAATCATACTTGAATACGCCTTTTCTGTGGCTGCCGACCCAACATCACGGGCGATAACATCCAAGAATGGTTCAAGTGCTCCACGACCAAACGCAGCAGACATTATTCTGTTTTGAACAAATGACCCAAGCCCTTCGGCAAGATACGCTGAAACTCCTCCGGCTCCAACAACTGCTCTTACCTCGTTTGAGTTTGTTTTTTTGCCAGAAGCCTGTGATGCCTGAATCATTTTTTGCGCTGCGACAAATTTATTAGTAGTTCTGTCGCCAAGAACAAGTTTCATTTTTTTAATTAACTCCCGACCTTCTTGACTTGATGCTTGCCCGGGAAGTTGTCCAGTGTCTTTCAGGAATCTTCCGGCATCGGGCATGGCAATAAACGGTGCTTTCGCAAGTGGTTTCCCAGTTGCAGAGTAAGACCCTAAAAGCTCATACATGAAATCTTTTGAAAATGCTTTGCGCTCCTCAACTGGCATTGAATACCAAATTTTTGAAACGTTGCCAGACGAAACGTTTTTAGATATTGCTGATGATGCAAGTTCTCCATTTGTGAGCTTGTCCCATCTTTTATTGATGGCCAACTCAATAATTTTATTGTCTGCGAATTTTTCTAATTCTTCCTCAGCCGCTTTTTTCTGGGCAATGGTTGAAATAACCTTTTTTGTTTGATCTTCTCCAATGGCGGAAGACAACATTGATATGTCACCACTCGTCAAGTTGTCCACGTTCAACCTTTGAACTTGGAACGCTCTATTCAGATCGTCAAGTTTCTTCGACATTGTTTTTCCAGCAGAATCACCCCAAAGAGCATTAATCATCTCTGGATTATAGTCAATAGTTTTTGGCGCAACTCCGGCTTTAGATGTAAGGCCAATACTTGAAAAATAAGCCTGTTTTAATTGTTCTCTTATTGCTGGCTCAACTGAATTCCCTTCAGCATCTTTAGCTAGGCTGACTGCCCGCAAAACATCAGTAGTGTTTCTTGGGTCTGAAAGCGCATTATCAACAATTTGAGATGGAGATAATTTAGTGTCACCAAGTGCTTGTTTCAAGGCAGCTCCAGGAGATGTTCTCTCATAAAGCAAGCGGTCTGAGGAATGTGACGCATTCACTGCTTTCCACTTATCCAACATTCCTTTTCCTTCTGCTAAACCATCAACATATTTGTTGAATTTCGTCGAAATCAGAGATGCCAAGTTTTTGGAAGGATCTCCTTTTCCTGTTGTTCCACCAGCTGGAACGGCAGCAGCCAGTTCTTTTTGTAGTGAAGCAACATCTTGGAAAGTAAGTGAATTCCCAAATTTAGAAAGCTCATCAAGATTGGCCTGAACCTCTGGAGTAAGTTTGGTTTCCCCACTTTGAATCTTGCTTCTTAATTCTTTTGCCAATACTGAATTTTGCTTCAAGTCGTCAATTCGACCCATAAGTGAATAAATGCCACTGGCATCAGTTGTTTTAAACCCTTCGCGCCTTGTCTCGTTCAACAACGAACTAATTTTTTTCTTGGCGTCATCAAATGAAACATCTGCTCCAGCCCTGTCCATTTCGTCATAGAAATTATCATAGTTTTTTTGGTTTATTTTGATTTCCGTGTCCTCGGCTTCACGAAGTAACTTGTTTAGTGCCTTACCTGCTGGCTCCTTGTTGAATTGCGGGACTTGAAGTTTTTCAAGTTTGCGATCAAAATGCTGAGTTAGCATATTTTTCGCTCGTTGGTCTTTTCCCGCTATTTCGTCAACAAGACTCGCTTGCTGTTGTTTAAGCCTTGCTATTCCACTTTGAGCAATGCGTTCTGGATTACCTGCACCATTCCAAGATTGAACAATGTTTCCAAGTTGCTCCATGTTCTTGTTTAGCCGTTGAGCGTTGCGACTACCGGGATACATTGAACTTAGGATTTTTTGAGATTCCAAGGCGGCCTCTCCAAATTTGGTACCAACTGGGACCTCGACATTATATCCAGATGATTCTAATATATTGCTTGCATTCTTTAAACTTCGCTCAAGCTCATTTACTACGGGACGACCCATTCTTCTAGATATGAATTTAGATGTTCCCGCAGTAGCTACATCAATAGGAAACGATATCGCTCCAACAATACCTTGTCTTGTTATAACTTCCATTGGTTGCAAATCAACACCAAGAGCTTTTCTGATTGCTATGTCTTGCAGTCCAGATGTTGCCGCATAAAGTCCGGAACTTAACGCAGCAGAACCAAAAACACTTGGTGCGCCAGCAATCCCTCCACCAACTGCCGCTACTGTTGGCAACGCTTGAGTTGATGCCCCAGCCCCAAAAGCAGCAACATCTCCCCATGTTGTCCCGTAATCATTTGCCTTTATAAATTTGTCACCCTTGCGGACGAACGCTTCATTTTTACCATCGACAACAACAGGAACAACCTCTTTGTATTTACCTTTGAGCCATGACACGCGATCTTCATCTGTTGGCAATGCAGCAAGAGCAAATCGTTCTTTTCCGCTCAAACCGGAGTCAATATCAATATTTTCAGGATCAACATTAAACGCTCGGCTAGCAACATCAATCAGATTTGACCTTGTTTGCTCTTGGTTGACTACCGGTGACTGAAAGTAAGGAGCATAAGAAGATGGATACTTTGGCATCGGCATAGTTGTTTGCCTAGATACGTAACTTCCTTCTTCCAGTTCTTTAAATGATTCTTTCTGTGACTCTTGAAGTTTGCTTTTTTCTGTTTCTTGTTGTTGGGCAAAAGATGACTCAAGATCCATTTTTGCATTGTTTAGCAAAATGAGATCATTTAGATAGTCTGCCTTTTGATCCGAGTTTTCTGCATTTTCCAATGCAAATCCAACTCCCCGAATAGCTTCTGAGAGTTTCTTTGCTTGTCCCTTAAAGTCTGTGATTTCTTGTTCCATTATTTGGATGGCTGTGTGTATTTGTCGATGACGGATTGAACATCAGGCGCAAACAACGTGGAATCTTTGCTTTTTGTGGAAAGCCCCGTATTAGAAAAACCTTCAATACCTGATTCTGGAATCTTCATTCTATTGCGAAGTTGCAAGTATGCCTCTTGGGTTTTAGCGTTTTGCTCCTTAGTTATTTTGCCTTCTTTTATAGCTTTTTCCCGCTCTTCAGGACTTCCGTTTGAAGCATTAAACATTTTAATAGTCATGTTTTGAAGCCTATTCCTTAAGTCATCTTTATTTGTTGCTGCTGAAAGGTTTCCATATTGCTGCCAAAATAGAGGCCATTCTTTTTCCGTCATGTTTCCTGCTGCCGCTCCAGTTGGGGATTTGTCCCTCATGTCTTGCATGACATTAAATGCAATATTTGCATTTATTGAACCAAGCTTTTCTACAACCTGTCCCGATGGTGTGCCGGGAACAATCTTGCCAAACCATTCGCCTACTTTTGCTCCGATTGGACTATCTGGCAAATTAGGAATCTCATTAAGTGTTTGCGCCGCCATGTCAAACATTTGATTTGTTGACGCTGCTTTTTGCCTTACTGCTTCGACTTTAGCTTCTTTTGCTGCTTCAGCTTTTGCTCCGCCTCCGCGAGTAATTTTTAATCCACCTTCAGGACTTAATTCAAATGTTTCTCCAGCCTGCCCGCCAATGTCTGTTCCACTAACCATAAAGCTGCCATCAGCAAGAGGTCTAGCATTAACTCGGAATCCTTGGGCAGCCAAACCTTGAACTTGTGCCGCAGTCATCTGGGTTTCCGCCTTTTTTTCTTTTTCAATTGGAGTTCCCCTTGGCGTCAATTTTGAATCATCTTGAGTTGCTGAAGGTGTAATATCAAGTCCAGCTTGAACAGCTTGAGATTGATCTTGTTCAATTGGTAATCCGACTGTTGGCGTTCCATCAATATAGCCTGCGCTAGCTATGTCGATAGCAGCTTGAGCTTCTTTAGACAATGTTGGAACATTTCCTTGCCTATCAGGTAGAACCATTCCAGTATCAACAGCTTGTGTTGATCCCATTGGCATAGCAGGCGCAACAAAAGCCCCGCCTTGCTCAAGAACCCTTTCAGCTGGAAGGCCTTTGGCATAACCCTGAAGATCAATGATTTTTAGTTTTGTGGAAGGATCATAATAATTGCCAAAGTCGTCCATAAGCGTTGACACTTCAAGGCCACCAACAATCGCTTTTTCAGATTTTAGTTTTGTTGGCTTATTTGCCTCGGCTTGCAACTCAGCTATTTTTGAGGCAGTTGCTTGTTTGTATCGCTCTTTTTCAACACCCAGCTCATTAGCCTTCATTCCAAAACTTAGAACATTGGTGATTGCATTTGACGCCTGTTGAGCATAAGCGGCGGCTTCTATTGGAGACACATTTGGATCGTTGATCTTGTCCAAATAAGGGGTCAAGCTTGATTTAACATCAATACCAAGGCTTTCGCCCATCTTGATTGCACTCTCGATGCCAGTTACCGCAGCTTTAGTCCCCGCTTCTAGTTTTTTACGCTCCGCCTTTGCCTCTCCGTATTTCTTAATACCACCAGCAATCTGGCTTCCAAGGTTAGCCATCCCTTCCGCTTGAATATCAGCAGCACGGGTAAATCCTGAGTAGTCCTGAACAAACAGGCGCGGGTCAATGGTTGATCCTAGTAATGCCATATTATTTAATAAGTTTGTAATTCACTGCTTTGAAGCCGTCGATCACAGAAACTGCTTCCGGCGTGATCATCTCAACCTCGTCTGCCATCACACCATAATACAGTGTGCTAGGTTCTGACTTATAGCGGAAGGTGTAGGTATTGTGGCCACCTGGAGTGCGACCCGTTGGGGTGACATCAAACTTTAAGCGTGGGTCAGAGTATTGTTTACCAATGGCACTGCCGACGGCGGCTCCAACAGGACCACCCAACACGGCCCCACCAATCGTGCCAATCATGCTCCCCATCCCCGCTCCATATGATGCCTGTGCTTGTGCGTTGGCCGCTTGAGCAGCAACTTGATTTTGTCTTTCGGCTGCACCAAGATTAAGACCAGTATCTGGATTAATCAAGCCCGGAGTGCCACGGCCAATTTGTCCCATTCCCATTCCGAGCATTTGTTGTCCAGATTGATACGACAGCGGTTGTTGACTCAGCAGAGCCAGTCCCGGTTGTGTGTAGAAGCCCTGAGCCGCTGAATACGATTGCTGTGCAGCTTGCGCTGCTTCAGCCCGTTTGCGCGCCATGACGTCTTCGCGTCCCATCGCCTCACCAACAATGCCAAGATTGCCCCCGAGTCTTCCTGACGCTTGAAAGCTTTCTCGTGCAAGTTGCTCGTATCCTCGACGTTCTTGTGGACTAACTCCTTGTGCAGACGCTCTGGCTCGTTCGGCTTCAGTAGCAAATCCCTGAACTGCCGCTGCCTGTTCTGGTGAAAGACCTTGCATAACACCACGGGCCAATCCCGCTTGTCCAGCCATTTGACCCAGTTCGCCCTCACGCGCCGCTCCCAGTTGTTGTCCAGCTTCTTGTGACGCCATTCGACTCAGGCCGAACAATCCTTCTTGTCCGCCGACACCACCCAAGAAGCTGGAAATGTCTCCAAGATTAAGCTTTTGGAACTCTGGACGGAATTCCTTTTCAAAACCAAGAACTGAAGGAAGTGCTTGTCCATAAGCTGCAACATATTTGCTTATGTCCTTAGCGTAATTTGCTTTTGGTGCTTTCACCTCATCTGGCTTTGATCCCATATTTTTATTATTTGAGTTTTGAGTAAAATTTTTGCATGTCGTGCATTCTTATCCGAGTAGAATTCTTAAATTCACGCTGGTATGCGATGTATTTAAAGTCATCTCGGAATTTTCTAAGAGATTTCTGCATGTCTCCGACGCACATGGTAACGAAGAGCGTGTTGGAATGGTAAAGCTCACAGGCTTGCTTTGGATTTTCATTTTGAGCGTAGAAGCATAAGGCGAAACATTCAGAATCAGAAATAACAACGCCAAAGCATAGATGCCAATAAAGCAATTTATGAAAGTCTTCTCCATATATCTTTAGTGCTTCTGTAACATGCTGATTCATTTCAACCAAACACCAACAATGAATTATTGGAAAGATTTGCTGGAGAACCACCCGTGGCTTCAATTAACAGATTGAATTGCGTTGTTGTGTGAGAGCTTGGATTTGACGCGAAACCATTAATAGTAGTTCCTGAATCATAAACACCCCCAACGACAACATAAGCAGTAGATGGCAAAGCTGTTGTCATCGTGACAGTGAATAATCCAGTTCCGGTTTTAAGAACAGATGCGATATTTCCACTCGCATAAAGATATCTATTGGTATTTGCAAAATCAAGTCCACCTGTGGAATTTCGACCAGCGTCAAATGCACACCATGCTCTTGCTCCATAAATAGGAGCGGTTCCTGTTTGCGCTCCGTTAAGTTTTGGAGCCGTGATTGACGCATCAACAATATTGGATGTCGTTACGGTTGCTCCAGCAGGAAAAGCCCCACTCCCTAATTTTGATGGATCGATAGCAGCAGCCGCATTGATGTCGGCATTAAGAATAGTGCCATCAAGAATATTACTTGAAGTAACTGCCCCAGCAGAAATTGAATTTGCCGTAACAGCCCCGGTAGCAAGCTCATTTGCAGTAATCCCCTGAGAACGGACTTTTAGCTGACCAGAAGCGACCTCAAGGGTAGTTCCCAAAATGGCGTCTGAAGTCATCGTCGTTTGATCGATGATATTGTTCATTTTCGAGCTAGTGATCGTGTCAGTGGCTGTAAATGTATAAGTTGTATTGACTGCGCCCATGTTTTATTTCTGTGAAACGATTTGCCTATTTGTTACTGAACCCGCGACTTTGATTGAATTGATCTTGGGTGATCCGATGGTTCTTGTCAAGATCATAGTTCCAGTGTATCCCCTGATTCCTGCCAGCCTGCATCGAATGCTTGCTGTCTCTGCTTCATTTGCAGTGCTTGGAGCTAATACAACACCACCTAAGAACTGAGTAGTTGTCCCAATCTCGGAAGCATTGTCTGGATCTTCTGCTGCAAAGGCTATTGAATACTCTCCCGTATCACCAGCAAGGTTCTGCATGATGATTTGAGCATCCGTGAACCTTTTCCGCTCCATCGTCTTCAAATCATAGCCCCGAGTGGTCAATGATGCGTTGATTGGGGCGGTAACAAGCCCTACGCCAACATTTACTACGTTAAGACGGTCAACTGAATTCTCAACAGCATCAATTTGATGCAATCCACCATTCCCCGTGACTGCATACAGTTCATTTCTGACTCCAGCTCCTCCCGTAATAAGGTTTTTAATCAAAAACCGCGAATCACCATATGTGTCTAAAGACTCCCAACCTTTGTTTTTGAAGTTATACACCAAAACCGAGTTGTTTCCATAAGCGTCATCAGCTCCAACTACGGAGTCAAGTGCAACAGCAAGGTAGTATCGGTTGTCAAACAAGATCCCGACAGCTTCTGATGCGTAATCTTTGTTGATTCGGTCAATATATGGCTGGATATTTTTTGACACTGGCTCATCAGACCCACGAAGGTTGTAATCATTTAGGAACTCTAGTGAATAAACACCATCATCAGACAGAAACATCATAGTGTTTCCTCTCATAACCACCGATTTTCGAGCTAGACATCCAATTTCAGACGTAAGTTCTTTTACAGTGCAGTCTAAAAGGCTTCCAAGTGTCCCTTTTACGATATGTAGGCTGTTCCTGTTGAGAACCACCAGCGCGTCATCATAATATCCGTGCATTCCAACAACGTAGTCGGCTGTCCCACCACTAATTCGGAATTGATTCTGAATTTGGTCAAAAGTGGTAGTATCTAGAATGTCGGAAACCGAGATTTCATCAGTAATCTTCCGATTCGTAAAGGAAACCGCATTAAATGCTCCAGATTGCTCGTAGTAATAAGGCACCCAAAGTCTTCGCTGGAAGTGAACTCCCCAAGGTGCTCCCGGTTGGTGCATAAAGCCACCACCAACGCTAAATCGTCCACCAAATTCAAAAACATCTGTGCTTGACGTATTATAATTCCCAACAGGGGCATACCACTTAATGGTTGTGGTCGTGGCCTCAGTAACTTGATATTCCTTCCCAAGCATTTCAGCAAAGTCGGGAGTAATGGTTTGCCTTACAACAATAATGTCTCCTATTTTTATAGACACGTTACCAGCAACCGTTGCTGTCACAAGACCATCAACAATATCAACATCTTTTGCTGTAATGTTAAATGTCTGTGGTTGAGTGTAAGTTCCACCTGGAGACAATGTAAATCCATCTGTCGCCGTAGCCGCATTAGTATTAAACGTGACTGTCTGGCTGGTAGTGAAAACGTAAGTAAAAGAATCTTGGGTTGGGACCGTAGCAACGACAAACGACCCATTCGCGGGCGTTCCACCCGTTAATCCAGCAATAGTAATGGCCGTTCCCACAACCAACCCATGTTCCAGCAAATTCACTAAAACTGATGTGGTTCCAGCTTGAGAAGCAGAAATAATTGGTCTTCCGTTGGGGAACCATTCAAGAGCCTGTTGACTATCACGGAATAACATTACCTTATCAAATAACTGAATCATATCGGTGTCTCCACCTAGTGATTGTCCAGAAGGATATGGAATATTCGTTACTGCAAAAGTAGCCAAGTCGATCTTCTTTGCCACAGTATCCATCGCAACAATGGCGTATTCCTTGTTGTTGGTATTTGGATCACTAAATATACAAGATGCCCTAACGTTGGCGTTGGCTACGTCATTGATCACCATCTGAGACAGCGTTCCAACCTTGTCCGTTGGTGGGGTGGTCACTCCTATAATCGTGTAGTCAAGTGAGTTTGCATCAAAGTAAGTAAGCTTGTAGTTTCCATTGAACGACGTATCCAAGCCCGCAATTGTTGCCCAACCTGAAGTGCCAGCATCAAACCCATGGGCCGTAACGGTAATGCGCACGGTATCTGTTGCAGGAATCGTGACATTGGAAATAGTCTTGGAAGTGGATGTAATTACTTCTGAAACTGGTGAGACAGCAGAAACCGTATATGGGCCAACACCGCCAACCAGCGAATAGGTAATGCTTGATCCGCTTGCAGTAGTTGCTGTGAAAACACCATTTGGATCAGTGCCAGCAGTGTATCCAATTCCAGCGATATTCAACGTGGAACCATTGGTCAGACCGTGAGCTGATGCGGTAGTAAGCGTCACAACACCAGCAGTGACAGAGGCAGCAGTAATCAATACGCTTGATCCAATTAAATAGAATGGCAACTGCAAAGGTGTCTCTCCAGTGGTTAACGCCGTGGTTTTCTCTACAACACCCTTGCGAGGCTTCCAATATCCCTCCATGCGCCCATTCAACGACTCCCGAACCTCGCCCTCTTGGAGCTGGTTCAACTGAAGTCTTTGGTTCACGCTAAAGAAGCCACGATCAACGTCTTCGCCAATCGCATCATCCCCCGCGCTACCACTCTGGGCGAATTGGGACATTACGCGTAGTAAACGATAACCACACCGGATGTCAGGACCACAGAGCTGAAATCACCACCAATACCCAAGCCAGCCGGAAGGGTAATGGTCTGCAGCCGCGATGCACCAGTAATGCTGCCGGATGCACTCGCAACAGTCGCCAATACAGCGTCATTCACAACCTGAATCCATCGGATCTTGCCTGTGTAAGTAGTTGCAGCAGCAGAAAGCACAATGCCTCCACCTTGACCTTGTAAATCCCAACTAATTGCGCTTGCCATAAATAAGTAAAGTGTCACCAATGCAATATACAATGGTTCAGCCGGAAACTACCAGATATCTTACCGTTGTCAACTACATTCTGCAATAGGCCCCCTTTAGCCATTTTTAAAAAATTGATGCCGTCACTATATTCAAAGGCCCCGTTGAGAAATAATTCCTTTGGCGACTAGACCGCTTGAGGTGTTCGCCCGACCACCGGATGCGATCCCCCCCGCCCCCTATTGCACATGACTTGCAATTGCACGTGACTTGCGAATGAACCGCTTGTTGCGAATGAGTCTCAATATCGAATGAAACGCTTGTTTGAAACGCCCGCTTGTTGAGTAAGATGATCAACTTGGTAAGGTAACGCGTGCGCCTATTTAAACGATCGTTTGAAACGCGTGATTGGATACGTGGTGCGGTCCGGTGCGACATGCCAACACTTGTTTGAATCGCCTGCTTGAATCGGATGTTTGCCGTGGTGTCGTCGCTTGCTTACAGATGCACATTTGTTGCGTTTGTGCATTGCCGTGCCAAGTGACAAGTTAGAGATGCGTTAGATGAAAATCGCTTTGAATTGTCGCCCGGTAGGTGAGTGCCATATCAGTGTCCGACGCGCAGAATAGGCATCCTAGAGCTATACTCGGATTATCGACAAACTACGGTGCTTGACATGGTTAGCCAATACGTGGTTAAAATCCTGCGGAGCAAAGAAGGAGACAAGGTTCGTAATCGTTCGGCGTAACGGAGTGAAGCCGGTACAGGGTTTCCCCCCGACATTATATATCGTAAGTCGGAGCGGAGCGGAGACGGTACAGGTACACAAGCCGAAGATGATCACTGTCATAAGTATTAGTACGTACGCGTTAGTAATATTGTACGGGGCGGGGCAATGGATTCTGAGGTGATTCTGACGCAATCCAATACAATCCAACCAATCAAAACAAACAAACTGCGGAGGTTGACGGCATGGTCCTCTGGTTATTTGTACGCTTTGTACGGGGTTTTGGCGTGCGAAGGGCGTACGGTGGGATTCTGTCCATGCTCTGGGATTGGCTTGTTTACTAGGTTTCTTGTCTCTTGTTAGGGTATTTTCAGTTTTGCATCAGAAAGTTGTCGACAATCTCCGGGCATGTTTTATTGTCTCCCCAGTTGAGCGTCCTACCCGCCAATTGATCAATCAGGTCCAACCCCTGATTTCCGTAATGCGCGAATTGACTCGGAACGCGCCGTCCCACCGATCTGGGGATTAATGCAGCAGGATTACACCCTTCCGTCACAAGCCGGGGAAAATGCAGAGTGATCAAAAAACAAAACAAATTGAAACTATGAACGAAAACTATAAAGCCATGCAATCCGCCGTTTCAACACACCGCCGCGCCTACTCCATCCTTGAAAACGGAACCGCCGTCTCCGGACTCTTCGCTATTGGCACCGTATTCAATACCCAATGGGGGCCGCGAAAAGTCGTATCCACTCACGTCGAGATTCTGGACATCACGCCAGACTGTCCTCATGGATGCTAGGCCCACGGCCAACCAACCAATCAACCAACCACAACGATGAAAACAAAAACGCTCGCCAAACTCCATGCCCTATTTTCGGAACTCGATTGTGATCTCGAGATCGGCCTTGCATATGCAATTGCCGAAACATTTCGCACCTCTCCCGCTGTAATCTTTGCTGCGTATGAAGATTGGCAAATCGCCTAAAACAATCCAAGCGGTTCCATCCCGCTTAACCCACAAAACAACGAAACAAAACAACGATGAAAACAGAAAACGAAAAAATTGAGTCAATCTTGAATCACAGAAACTGGACGGGGCTCTCGCTCGCAGAACTGGTTGACTCCGGGAGAATCTCCCCAAGTGAACCTAAGGTGATCTGGTCATTTACAACAGCTGTTCTCGGTGACCCTGCAAACATGGACGAATGGCGGGAAATGAGGAAGATTGACAAGATTGTCTCTGAAAAACTCGCTAAACTCGCCTAGTCCACACACACACACACACTATGAAAACACACGTTACCATTGCATTCTGCGGCAATTTCCGCCCGCTTCACATCGAATCTGAAACGATAGCAGAGGCCGTCAAGGAAGCCGTAAGGCGCGTTTCCTGCCCGGCCATTAGCAAGACGCTTCAAACGCTGCACAGTGACTTCACAAGGCAAAGGAAGGCCGGGATTGGACTTGTTTCTGCATGCTCGGAACATGGGACGGTATCCGTGAGAATCGCAGAATATCCACGCGATACATGGCTTGATCAAATCACCGAATCCATGCCGGAAAATCCACTAATTACATACTAAACCATCATGCAATCCTCCATTTTCATCATCGCCGCCGTGGCATTCCTTGGCCTGTCTGCTATATTCGGCATCCGCAAAGCCCCGGGAATCCTATTAGGCATTGCCGCCACGCTTTCCGCCGCTTGGATTGTCGCCACAATTCTCACCGCCTGAAACAATTAGATTTTTAATCTTGATTGTCGGCATCTTGTCGTCAATC